CAATCTGTCACCACATGAAAGAATCCTTTCAACTATACAGCTACATTTATTTTATGATTATTTTCCATCCATAAAATAGATTCATATTCTTTTTTCTTCATTGCACAAGCATTGTTTCCGCTCATTATAGTAACATAATCAATTCCGTTTACCTTAAATGTTCCAACAACTTTCATCATCTTATTCTTCCTCCATCATCTGCTTTACCGCTATACGAAAAATAGACAGTAAAGATTTACTATCATTGATGATATTTTTCTTCGATGCAGATTTACTTCCATACTTATTTATGTATCTTGTTTCTCGATTCTTCCAAGAAATTTTCTTAATTGTGTCCATCCTTGCGTACACAAGTTTGTATGTAACACAACCTGCGTTACTCTTATCATCATATTTCTTAATCAGTGGTGTAATGATTTTATCTGTTAAACATTCATTTTCTTTCGCTTCTGATTCAGAAATAAGATCATATAATACAGATTCAAAGATTGATCTATAAATATCTTTTCCATATATGATATCCAATGTTGGCGCACTGTTCCCATTCTGAGCAACATAATCTTTATGCTCTTGTTCCCAAACAATTCCATAATTCTTAGTCATATATTTATATAGATATTTCAGACAATCATTTCTTTTTGCAAATCTTCCAACTGATATTAATTGATCCATCATAGAGTATAGATTCTGTTTCCATTTAATTAGATCATCTTCTACAACTTCTTTTAAGTTATTCTTTTGTGGAATACTTTTAGTATTCTTTAGTGCATTTATTTCTGATTTAAGATCAAGGATAATATTTGCAAGCTTGCTCATATCAGAATACTGTTGATCAAATTTTTCATTAAGCTCCCGAAAATTTTCCGTATAGTCTTTCATTCCAGGAAGTTCCAACTGTAAAATATTTGATTTCGGAACTATTGCAGATTCTTGTTTCTTCAAAAATGCAGAAGCAAGAACATCTTTTGCTTTTAACTGATATGTTATAAGTTTTTCCACAAGTTCAGGATTATTTTCTTTCATCTTCGGAGTGATGGAAATCTTTGCTAACCATAAAGGCAAATAGTCTAATTCTATACACAAAACTTCTTGATTCCCACCATTTGTAGGGAGGACGAAATTTCGTCCACCTTTAGAAAGCACTAAATCTTCCCTTAACCGCTTACGTTCATTCTTAATCTGACCTTCACTAAGACCAATTCCATCACAAATCCACTTTACACCAACCCAAATTATATTATTAATATCTTGTGCAGCTTTTATAGTCGCACCATTAAATTCTATATCTTTTATAGCTAATCCATTCATATGTATGTTCCTCCGTTATATTCTGCTTGACTACTTACGTTTTTAATGACCACCTCCGTATTTTCATCAAGCTATTGTTAATTTATATTGTTAATTTCATATGCAATTTTCCTAAGTACATCCATTCCTTCGATTTTATCAGTTTGTTTTCCGTTCTCCCAAATCGTCAAAATCGGATAATCATTGTATTCTGTACTAAAATATTCTTTGTCACACATTGCTTTCTTTATTAATAATATATCTTCTGATATACATACTACTCGTTGAGTATTATATTCTTCTAACACAAATATTTTCATCTTCATTTTCTCCATTTGAAAACTGGTTTTCATCTACTATTTTCAACCATATCAAAAATTTCATTCCAATCAGAATAATTTTTCAATTTTTCCTGCGGAACTAATAATTCATATTCTGATTCAATTTCTTCTCGTGATCCATATCCATTAGAACTAGGAACGCTGCCAATTTCATAGGCATTATGTCTTTCCATTTGTCTAAAAATAACAGTGCTTTTATCTACCAGTTTTCCCATATGTGTAGCATAACTATCAATTTGAATAATTGAATTATCTTTTTTATTTACATATACATCTCCAATTTTCATATTGTTTCTACTCCTTAATTACAACATTATTTCCAAATACTTTTCTTATTTCTTCCATCGTTACATATCGTACAGGTTCTATATTTCCATCTACATTTATGGCTACTGGATAATATGGATAATCATCACAGTCATTATCATCAACCCATCCACCACCAAAATGAGCAACAATTTCTTTGATAATTTCTACACTTGATCCATAATAACTAAGAGATATAAATGTAGTTTCTGATCTTACCATATCATCTAATCCATACTCTGCATAATACTCAGAGTTTTCGTAGCTATTAATATTTTCATAATTGTAGAATAAAGCTCTTTCTTCTCCGTTGTATTTAAAAATAATAAACCCATAATCTGTATACCAATTATAGCGATCATCACAGTTATCATTGATTTTAAAATTCCAATTACACATTGAAATAGGTTTGTAGATATGCTTACTAACTCCATTCTTTGCATTTATATCCCATTTTTGTCGAATAAAATTAACTATATTTTCAGGTCTAATGTGACCTTTAATTCTTCCATATGTATCACATCCCATATCGTTTCCCTCCATGAAATTCTCGTTCTATTATATTATACTAACTGTCTTTTTCACATATTTTTCATTGATTAATTGCATAGAAATTCTCCTAAGAAAAATAACCCACACTACGAATCAAATTAGCACATAGACAGCCACACAACCTAAAATATAAGCCATTATTCTACGCCTCCTAATAATAAATTTCACTTGTTATATGTACTGTGGCATAGTATGTTCTGTTTATTTCCTTTGCAATTTCTTTATTTCCCATGCCTTTACGCATCATTCCTTTGATTGCTGCTTTCTCAAAATCAGTTATCCTATTCCTATGTCGTTCTGGTTTACCATTGTCTTTCTTCCATTCATAGTTAATCCAGGATGGCTCTGGAAATAATGTTTCTCTTTCATATTTCTTCCAGTTGATTATATCCTTGTGATTTTCAGCCCATTTCCAAAACTCTACAGGATCAATAGAATATCTCGTTTGATTATCCAGCTCAACTTTTTTACACGGAAGATCAAATTTATCAATCCATCTCAGAATAACTCTTATATCCGAATGAAAGCATTTTGCAAGTGTTTTTGCACTAATCTTTTCTCCATAATAGTTGTTTAATCCAAGTTTTCTTGCCTTACCTTTTACGGAAGGAATACTTCTATTTAATCTTTTTGCTGTTGTTTCCACTGATTGTTTTAAGTATCTGTTGTTGAGATATTTTACTTCCTTATCTGTCCATTCTCTTCTCATTACTCCAACTCCTGCGTTTCAAACACCTTATAACACTGTATAACTTTATGTGAAAACTTATCTCTAATTTCATATCCATCGGAAACTTTCTTATAATAGATACGATTTTCCTCACCTTCAATAAACGCTTCTACACGTTCTTCTGCGTCTTTCCAAGCTTCTTCTGATGTATTCCATAGAATTGCTGTACCAACAAAATCTGATGTGATACAAGTGCATATATAACACGTTCTCTTTACATTCCATTCTTTTTCATTCATTTTGTTATCTCCAATAAACTCTCCGATTTATTTAATTTTTCTTCCAATTAAATATAACGTTTTATCTAAATCTTTCTTATTGAATACAACAATATCTGTGCTATCACTTGATATATCATCTGGACACCATTCAATATCACTTGATTCCATAATGTCTATTTCTCTTTTTGTTAAATTTTCAATAATATATTCCATTGTATTATCTCCATATAATTTTATTCACCTATGTAATATTTCCTTCAACCATACATTAAAATTGAAGTTCTCCATATTTTCTTCTCTTTCCGTATAGTTCCCGTTATAATTACGGAAACAATTTCCAGAATCACGTTTATCCTTATCCCAATGTTCTACATATTTATTTGTGCCTTTCATTCTTTCTTCACCTCTTCCATGAGATATGCCAATCCTTTACTATAGTGACGATTGAACCAATCATATACAGTATTCTTGTTAGTTCCTTTTGGAAATGCATACCACGCAGCTTTAAGATTTCCGTTGCGGTCAACAGGAATACTCTGAAATTCCTTCCATAATACTTCTACATTTTTGTCAATCGTATCCTGTAATGTTGGTTCTGGCATTTTCGGTTCTTCGTTTTCTGTTACGATATTTGTATTTTTCATATGTATTCCATGTTCCTTTCTACAAATTAATTGGATTTCCATCTGTATCATATTTAATTGGTTCTATATGCGCTACATATCCAATGCCTGATTTCTTGTCATAAATTTCCATTGTGCCACCTACTGCAAACTCAAAAGAGTATCTTTCATCATTACTTTCGATCAAATCAATTAAATAATTTACTAATCCATTGATATTTCTTGCTTCTTCTTTCTGTTTTTCAATTCTATTCATCGTTTTCTTCTTTCTTAATATAATTTATGAAAAGTATCAATAATTTCCTGGTGCAATCGTTTTCTATCTTCAAGTTCTTTTCCTTTGTATAACTCCATTCCGTGATCTGCACTTGTAACATAATGTTCTCCATCATTACGAATATACACATCTATTTCTTCAATTCTTTTATTGTCTAATCTCATTTTCATATAAATATGCGTTCCATGTGTATGTTCTTCTAATTTAATAGCCATAATTCGCACCTCTTTAATATTCTTTACACAAATCCATAATCGTATCTACTAAATTCAATGGTGAATCAATTCCATATCCGCTTAACATATCGAATGATTCTCCGCTAAACGTATATACCAGATCACAATAATGATTCCACTCATTGCCATCTTGTGCGAAGGTAATTTCTAAAGAAATATTATCTGTTAAGTCAAATTCCCATATCTGTTCTTTAAATGTCTGTGGCTTATTTCCTTTACCGTTCCAAAATGTAGGGTTCATTTCTTTAAAGAAATCATTCACAATATTTTCTGCTTTTTCTCTTGTCATAATATTTCCCTCGCTGAAATCATCATTTCATTTACCATTCCGAATAATGTTTCTGTTTTCCATTCTTTAAGAATCCAATATTCCAGTTTTTCTCTATTTCTTTTGCTTCTTTCCATGTATCGCATACATTGAATGTAACACAACGCTTAAAATAACTTACAAGATTATTACTTTTAGGAATCTTTTCCGCTATTGCACACATTCCAATATTCTTATCTTCTTTTGTATATACCGCAAATATATTTCCATCCATTCTAATTTCTCCTTATACTCTCTTATTCCACGCATCAATTAATCCATGTGGTGACTGATCGTACCCTCTATCAATCCCAGCCATACAGTTACAACAATAGATTTTCCATCTTTTACCAGATGTATGTTCATATTCTTCTAAAACAATATCCTCTGATTCTCCACAAAACGGACAATGTTTTACTTTAATATCCTTATGCAATTTGTTTGCTTTAATGATATTCATATTTCCTACCTCTTAATGATACAATTTATCAATAGTATTCTGGCATTCATTCCATGATTTAACATATTTCTCATGCAATTCAACAAATTTATCCCAGTCTAAATTCTGCATTAATGACTCATAAGCATAATATTCTCCCATTAAATATTCTATATTGAGAATATTTGTTTTATCATTTCCATCTTTGACTTTCTTTGCATATTCCAATGCCATTTCTATAACTTCTGAAATTTTGCTTTCCAGTTCTTCAATAAATTTCTCTTTATTCATAATATCTTCCACCTTTCTGAAACTCTTGTTTCAATCTAATTTACCAAGTGCAGATTCTAATGTATTAAATTTGTCCTTTATATTTACATTTTCATTGAAATTATTCATTATGTGCAAAAATGCACTTTCTGCATCTATATATCTTCTGCTAAACCTTTCATGCGTCCCGATCTTTTTACCTGATACAGAATATTTATATGGTGAATAAATATTTTCCTCTCTTCTAAATATCAATTCCCATTCACTTCCGTAAAATGTAGTGTGTCTAAACATAACACATTGACCTTCTTTCCATGAATCACATTCTCTAATTGTATTTAATACAAATTCTTTGTTCATAATATTTTCTCCGATTTATAATACTTGTTTCATTGCTACTCACATTCTGTTCTAATTCTTGAGCCAACAAAAAACCAATTCTTAGGCTGACTTCTCCATGAATTAGGATCAGCTTCTTTATGTTTATTGTCATATCCGATCAATAAATTATTTCTATCCAATGAATTAATAACTCTTCCATTAATCTTATAATCATAAATAGGTAAATAATTTTTTTCACCTATTTTATGAATGA